GGATAAAAATGAACAAATGAATATAGAATGGGTTAAAACAAAAGACATCATCCCAAACGAAAACAATCCAAGGATTTTGAAGGATGATAAATTCAAGAAGTTAGTACAATCAATCAAGGACTTTCCCGAAATGTTGGAGATACGCCCCATTGTTGTAAATAATGAAATGATGATACTTGGTGGCAATATGAGATTGAAAGCCATTCAAGAAATTGGCATCAAAGAAATACCAATCATCAAGGCAGAAAACCTAACCGAACAACAACAACGGGAATTTTTGATAAAGGACAATGTTGGATTTGGTGAATGGGATTGGGATGCGTTGGCGAATGATTGGGATTACAAGGAATTAAATGATTGGGCGTTGGATTTACCAAAGATGTTAGATCCCGAACAATTCGGGGAAGATTTTAGTTTGGCCGATGGTGACAAAAGCCCGTTCCAACAAATGTCATTTACATTGGCAGATGAACAAGCCACACAAATCAAAAACGCCATTGCGGATATTAAGTTAACGGAGGAGTACAAATACATGGAAACTTTGGGTAATGAAAATTCAAATGGTAATGCACTTTACTTAATTATCATGCAATGGGCAGAGCAAAAGAAATAATCGTTAAGGTGATACCATCAGCCATTGCAAATGCGTTTGTCAAGAAAAACCATTATAGTGGGAAGGTAGTAAATTTATCCAACTTACATTTTGGTTGTTTTTTGGATGGGAATTTGCATGGGGTGATGAGTTATGGGCCCCCAATGGATAAAAGAAAAGTATTGCCATTGGTTGCAAATACCAAATGGAATGAAATGTTGGAATTAAATCGCATGGCATTTGACGATTACTTGCCAAAGTACTCGGAATCCCGTTGCATTGCGATTGGGATTAAGTTAATAAAAAAGAATGCGCCACATATTAAATGGTTGTTGTCGTATTCGGATGCAACTCAATGTGGAGACGGGACAATATATCGGGCAAGTGGATTTGTTTTGACACAAATAAATAAAAATTCCACCATAGTCAAATTGGCAAATGGTGAAATTGTTGCAAAGCGTGGAGATAGTAAATACAATTTTGAAGGATCATCCCCAATGAAAGGTTTTCAGAATAGATACATTTATCTAATTGATAAATCATGTAAAATTACAGTTCCAATTTTGCCATTTAGTAAAATAGATGAAATGGGGGCTGGAATGTACAAAGGGGAAAAGATAACTTTGAAAGAACGAACTTTGAGCGGGGTGGTCGAATCGAACGCCAATTCTCAACTGGATGTCAAGTGTGTTGCCACTACACTAACCCCGCTTGTAACTGATACAAATATAAACAAATTATGAAAGCATGGAGAACCCCCGAAAGAATTTTACCCGTAGAGGAAATACCCGTATTGGTTTACAATGCAAATGGATTGCCCTATGTAGGCGTTTACTACGATGGCCAATGGCATTGTTACCACACCAACCAAAGATTGAATGTTTTGTATTGGCAACCAATACCCATAACACCAAATGATTAATCGTGAAAAAATCGTGATTTATGGCAGACAAATTAGATAACCTAACACCATTCCCCCCAGGTAACAACGCCAACCCCAACGGAAGGCCCAAGGGAAGCAAGAACCGAAGTACCATAGCCCGTAAATGGTTGGAGGTAATGCAAGACACCAAAAACCCCATCACTGGTGAATTGGAAAAACTATCACAAGAAGATTTAATAACCCTTGCAATGATACACAAGGCAAGGAAAGGTGATGTGGGTGCGTACAAACAATTGATGGATTCGGGATTTGGTATGCCTACCCAACAAATTGATGTTACCACTGAAAAGCCAATCTTCAATGGTATTGATTTGGATGTGAAATAATGCTTCAAAGAACCACCGCCCAAACCAAGATTTCACAACTGCGAAAGCGGGTTAGAATCGTGCGTGGTGGAACATCCAGTTCAAAAACATTCAGTATTATTCCCATGCTTATCACATACGCGGTTCAAAACCCAAAGTGTGAAATTAGTGTGGTATCGGAAACCATCCCGCATTTGCGAAGGGGTGCAATCCGTGACTTTCTAAAAATCATGGACATGGTGGGAATGTACGACCCAAACAAGTGGAACAAATCTTCACTCACCTACACATTCTCAAATGATTCATACATTGAATTCTTTTCTGCGGATCAACCCCAAAAGTTGAGGGGTGCAAGGCGTGATGTTTTATTTGTAAACGAGTGCAACAACATAGATTGGGAATCGTACTACCAAATGGCAATCCGTACCCGTAAATTCATTTATTTGGATTACAACCCAGTGGCGGAGTTTTGGGTAGATAGCGAATTGGTAAACGACCCTGATGCAGAAATGATTGTACTAACCTACAAAGACAATGAAGCGTTGGACAAATCAATTGTAAACGAAATTGAAAAGGCACGGGATAGGGCGGAAACATCCAATTATTGGGCCAATTGGTGGCGGGTATATGGGCTTGGTGAGATTGGAAACCTACAAGGGGTTATCTTTTCAAATTGGCAAACCATCGACAAGATTCCCGAAGATGCAAGGTTGGTTGGTTGTGGTGTGGATTTCGGTTATACAAACGATCCCACGGCGATTGTTGCCGTATATGAATACAATGGTCAACGAATAGTTGATGAGGTCGCATACCGCACGGGAATGCTTAATTCGGATATTGCAAAGGCATTGCCCAACTATGTGCCAGTGTATGCGGATAGCGCAGAACCAAAATCAATTGATGAAATCAAAAGATACGGCATAAGAATCAAGGGCGTAACCAAAGGAAAGGATTCCATCAACTACGGAATTCAAATCATGCAATCACAATCGTATTTGGTCACATCCACATCCACAAACCTAATTAAAGAACTACGCAATTATTGTTGGGATAGTGATGCCCAAGGGCGTACAATGAACACACCAACGGGCATAGACCACGGAATTGATTCATTTAGGTATCATGAAATGATGGCGTTGGGTATCAAATCAAATTACGGAGTGTATTCAATTAAATAAATTGTTTATTTCGTGTGGGTTTTGTATATTTGCAATGACAAATAACAAATGACATATAATTACAATTGGACATTAAAAGACGCTGTATTCACCAAAGATAAAGGAAAGGTGTTCAGCTGTTTTGCTTGTGGTGGAGGTTCTACAATGGGCTACAAGTTAGCTGGATTTGATGTTTTGGGATGTAATGAGATTGATCCGAAAATGATGGATGCGTACAAAACAAACCATAATCCCAAATATGCGTATTTAGAACCCATTCAAACATTCAAACAACGAAAAGATTTACCAAGTGAATTGTACAACTTGGATATTTTGGATGGCTCACCACCTTGTTCAAGTTTTTCAATAGCGGGGAATAGGGAAAAAGATTGGGGCAAGGAAAAAATGTTCAAAGAAGGCCAGGCAAAACAAGTATTGGATACTTTGTTTTTTGACTTTATTGATTTAGCAAAAGAATTGCAACCCAAAGTTGTCATTGCTGAAAATGTTAAAGGTTTATTACAAGGAGAAGCAAAAGAGTATGTTAGAAAAATATACAAAGAATTTGAAAAAGCGGGTTATTATTGTCAACACTGGTTATTGGACGCGAGTAAAATGAATATTCCACAAAAAAGGGAAAGGGTATTTTTTATTTGTTTAAGAAAAGATTTGGGCACAACATTTTTAGAACACAAAGATTTTTTTACATTTTTACCAAAATTAAATTTATCATTTAAAAGTAAACCAATATTGTTTAAAGAAGTTTTTCATGATTACTGTGATAGACCTATCAGTGAACATTATCAAAAATTTTGGGATGTTCGCATTTATGGCGATACTGATTTTAGCAATTCATCGGAAAGAATGGGTAAAAATAAAAACGCTCAATTTCAATACAAATATTTGTACATGAATAAAGTAGCCAATACGATTACAGCTGGTGAACAATGTGTACTTTTTGATTTTCCAAGATATAGAAATTTTGATGAATTATGTGAATGTGGTAGTTATCCAAAAGATTATGATTTTAGAAAATTGAAGCCTGAATATCTAATCGGAATGTCAGTGCCACCAATTATGACGGCACAAATAGCGGATGAAATATACAATCAATGGTTAAGTAAATTATGAAAAAATGGACGGAATCCGAAATGGATGAACTACGGGCATTATTCCCCAACACTCCCAACAAAGAACTTGCGACTAAATTCAACTGCACACTTTATGTCATTAGAAACATAGCGTGTAAGAACGGATTGAAGAAAAGCGAAGCGTACATGGAAGATTACTTGAAGAACAAAGCCCATCAGCATTTGCCCAAATTTGAAAAAGGATGCACGAGTTGGTGCAAAGGAACAAAGGGAGTAATGACGAATGGCGTTGAAACAAGATTTAAGAAAGGACGAATCCCACATAACATTAAACCAATAGGGCATTTAAGCATTTGTAAAAGCTATATAACGATTAAAACGGAAGAAGGGTACAAGAAGTTACACCGCGTAATTTGGGAACAACACAACGGAAAAATCCCAACATTCAAATTGGTGATATTTAAGGATGGTAACAATAGGAATTTTGACATTGACAATTTGCAGCTGGTTGATAAAGTTCACCATATGTTGAAACACCACCCAATGAAATACCCCCAAGACATAAAAGATGCAATAAATATCAAAAGAGAAATCATAAAATACATAAACAAACATGGCAAGAAACAAGATTAACGATGTGCGTGACCACCTATTTGAAGTGTTGGAACGCTTAAAAGATGGTGACATTGACATCGAAACGGCAAAAACAATGGCGGATGTAAGCCAAGTAATTATCAATTCAGCAAAGATTGAAGTGGATTTTATCCGTATCACTGGGGCAAACCAAAACACGGGCTTCATTAAACTAACCGAAGGGGGTGAAAAATGACAAGCCATTACCAAGAAATACACAACCTGAAACAAGAAATTAAACGACTGCGATTGTTGGTGGTTGAAAACAAGATGCAACACGATCGTGAAATTAAAATGTTGAAACGGGAGATTGTGCAACCCAAAACCGACATCAACAATAATTACACCACATGGGGTGAAGTGTTACGGGTTATTTGTGAAGTAATGGACATGACACCCGACCAAATCATCACCAAGTCAAGGAAACGCAAACCAATGTATGCCCGTCATATGTTCAACCACATTTGCAGAAAAAGATTGAACATGACTTTCATGGAGATTGGTAACATTTCACACCTTGACCATTCCACAATCATTTCATCGGTTCGGGAATTTACGGATATTTTGGTAACCGATAAGGAGATGCAAAGGTATCACGCCCAGGTTCACACCATCCTACATGAAAGATTCCCATGAACATCATAAATTTCAGCGGTGGAAGAACATCCGCATACATGACCAAACGCCTAATTGATGAAGGTGGTGAATACCTTGTGACATTTCAAAACACTGGGAAGGAGATGCCACAAACACTTGATTTCATCAATGAGTGTGATAAGCGTTGGAACTTGAACATCGTTTGGTTGGAATATAGATTTGGAAACAATTTTGAGGTGGTGACATACGAAACCGCATCGCGGAATGGTAGACCATTTGACGAAGTAATCGCACATAAAAAACAATTTTTGCCCAACCAAAGATTGAGATACTGCACAACCTTCATGAAGATTGACACACTGCGGAGGTATTTGAAATCCATTGGGATTACTGATTACACATCATTCAATGGAATCAGGTACGATGAACCAAGGAGGTGGAACAAAATTAAGGATTCCGAATTTGATGTTGAATTACCATTGGTTAAATGGAAAACAACCAAAGCCGATGTATTGGCATGGTGGAAACAACAACCATTTGATTTGGGTGTGAATGAACCATACGGGAATTGCGATGGGTGTTTTTTGAAAGGGAAAGGGAAGTTGGCAATTATCGCCAAGGAAAAGCCCGAATTGTTTGATTGGTGGATTAAACACGAAACCGAAAGTGGAAGCACATTCAAAAAAGAAATTAGCTACCAACAACTCAAAGACAAAGCACAATCACAACTTGGGTTATGGGATTCCGACCCATCGTTTGAATGTTTTTGCAATACTGATTAACATTCGGGTATTTCAGCGTTTTATAGGTATATGATTGAAACAAAAACCATCATTGTACCCACGGAGTTGAAGGATGTCAAGTTGCATCAAATGTTGGCGTACAATGAATTGAAGGCCGATATGGATGAAACACAAAGACAATTGGAATCCTC